GGATACTTGAAAGGGCCGGCAGATATGTTACAATACTACGAAGCGTCTTATAGAAGAGCAGTACAAACGTATTCTATCGAGCAACAAGGTAGAAGACGCAGAGACGAATATAACGATGGTGCTATTCGTACTCCTATAAAATCAGAGTCACCATCAAAATACTAAGGAGATAAAATATGGCAAACATAGTACCTCATTCTTTCAAAGCTGGATTATTAAAAGGAACTTTTAATTTTGATACTTCAGGTAATGGAGGAAACACTTTTAAGTGTGCTTTGTATACTAGCATAAGTAATTATAGTACATCTTCAACAGTGTACTTATCCGGAGTAGGACAAGGTGAAGTTAATCCTTCAGGGACTAATTACACTACAGGAGGAAACACTTTAACAAATACTGGAGTCGATGGAACAACTGCAACATCATTCACAGACTTTGGTGATTTAACTTTTCCATCTGTAACTTTAACTGCTGCAGGAGCTGCAATATACAAATCCACTGGTGGTGGAAATGAATTGGTTCTAGTTTTAGACTTTGGTGGAAATAAAACGGCAACGAATGGTGATTTCGTCATTCAGTTTCCTGCTAACAATTCATCAAATGCTATTTTAAGACTAGGCGACGCGTAATATTAAGGATTAAATAAATGGCTTTTGTATTAAATGACAGAGTTAAACAGACAAGTACATCTACTGGAACTGCTACTATTAGTTTAACAGGAACGGAAGTTGGTTTCGAAACTTTTGTTGCAGGTATTGGTGACACTAATAATACTTTCTATTGTATTTCACATGATGGTACAGCTGATTTTGAAGTCGGTATTGGTACAGTAACTGATTCAGCTACTGATACACTTTCTAGAGATACCGTTATCTCCTCTTCAAATTCAGATAACAAAGTGGATTTTCAAGTAGGAACTAAAACTGTGTTTTGTACTTACCCTGCAAAGAGAGCTCCGTCTGCAGCTATGACAGCCACAACTTACGTAACAACACACTCTTCTACTATTTCTGATGTTCAAACAATGGACTCAGGAGTTTTAGCGGGCCCTGTAACCGTATCAGGTACAGTAACAGTAACAGGTAACTTAGTAATTATATAATGAGTACATTAGAAGTTAATAAAATTATACCACAGTCAGGAACTAGTGTTCAAATAGGAAACGCAGGTCAGTCTTTAAGTTTACCAAATGACAGTGTTCCTAATTCTGCATTAGTAAATGAACAAATTACAATTAATGGAGTTGCTGTAAATTTAGGTGGATCAGCTACAATACCAACTGAAACACAACCTGTTATATCTAGTTTTACACCTACAGTAATTGATGCAGACGTTGGTGGTACAATAACCATCACAGGACAAAATTTTGCATCAATACCAAAAGTAGAATTACAAAGAGCCAATGGTGCTTTTCAATCTGCAACATCGGTCACATTTACAAGCGCAACAACAATAAGTTTTACAACAGGTACAGCTGGTTTAACAAATGGACAAAACGTTAGAATTTTAGTTACAAACCCAGACGGTAATGCAGCTAGAAGTTCATCAGATTTAGTTGTTTCAGATGGCCCTGTATTTACAACGACGTCATTACCAAACGGCACTGCTGGACAGTCATATTCTCAGAATATTGATGTAACTGGAGATAGTGCTGTAACTATTTCACAATCAGTTGTATCTGGATCTTTACCTCCAGGAATTACTATTGGAACAACATCAAACCCATCAGGATCAACATACAGAGCAGTAATATCAGGGACTTTACCAAGCCCTGCTAGTGAAACACAATATAGTTTTACTGTTAGAGCAACAGACGCACAAGGTCAAACAACAGATCAAGCATTGTCAATTACTGTTGAAGTTGGTATACAAAACGCAGGAGGATTTTGTTAATGGCTAGTGCATATTTAAGAAAAGCCCACGAAGGAGCAGGTAACAGAAAAACATTTACTATATCAGCTTGGGTAAAAAGAGCTATACTCGGTGGAGATCATACAATATTTTCTCAAGGTGTTCCTGGTGGAGGCTATTATTCAAAACTAAGAATTAGATCTGATGATGTTTTGCAATATGAGGATATTCCTAATACAGGAAATGTAAATTTAAAAACAAATAGATTATTTAGAGATATCACTGCTTGGTATCATATTGTAGTAAGGGTAGATACTACACAAAGCACAGCTGCTGACAGGGTTAGAATTTATGTTAATGGAAATCAGATAACAAGTTTTAGTACTGCTAACTATCCTGCACAAGACAACAATCAACAAGCAAATGAAAATTCTAGCATGTCAGTAACAGTAGGAGGAAGAACTGCTGTTAATGATGGTTATTGGGATGGTCAAATGGCACACGTACATTATTCTGATGGACAATCTTATGCTCCGTCTACTTTTGGAGAAACAGATAGTAACGGTGTTTGGATACCTAAAACATCTCCAACGGTTTCATATGGAGTAAACGGTTTTTTTCTTAAGTTTGACAACGATTCTAATATGGGTTTAGATTCATCTGGTCAATCTCATAATCTAACAACAACAGGAACTATTATACAAAACAAAGATACGCCAACAAATAATCATCCTACTATAAATAAACTTGATCGTAGAACAAATGATATGACAGTCACAAATACTGGTAATACTGGTGAAACTAATGCTTCAGTATACACTCCTGGTGTGATGTCACTTGGAGCAGACTCTGGTAAATGGTATTGGGAAGTAAAAGTTGCCTCAAAAACTGGTTCTAGTGATTGGCATTTGATAGGAATTATGGGCCAAACAAGAAGGGAGAGTAACGTATATTTAGGGCAAGTTACTGAACAATACAGTTACTATGGTCTAAATGGATACAAATATACAGATGATTCGGGAACTAGTTATGGAAATTCTTATGGAGTAGGAGATATTATAGGGGTCGCTATGGATTTAGATAATAATAAATTATATTTTCATAAAAATGGTACATACCAAAATAGTGGTGTGCCAACTTCAGGTTCAACAGGAACAGGGGCTATATCAATTACTGCAGCATCAGCTACTGATGATGGTGTTTATAGACCAGCTATTTGTTATTTTGACGGTTCAACAAAAGCCACATACCAGTGTAATTTTGGTAATGGATATTTTGGAACAACAAAAATAACTTCAGCAGGATCTAATGGAAATGGATCTTTGTTTGAATACGACGTCCCAACAGGATACTATGCATTAAATACTAAAAACTTAAAGGATCAATCATAATGGCAGCTTATACTACAGTAAAAAAACCTAAGGATTATTTTAATACTAAAATTTATTCAGGAAATTCTAGTGCAGGTCATGCAATTACTGGCGTTGGATTTCAACCTGATTGGGTATGGATAAAATCAAGAAGTGGAACCTCAAACCATACTAATTTTGATGCAGTAAGAGGTCAAGGAAAAGCAATTTATCAAAATGCTACAACAATAGAAACAACTGTAACTGGTCATTTAACTTCGTTTGATAGTGATGGTTTTACTCTTGGAGACAACTCTGGAACGGGTAGCACAAATGGTAGCTCTACGTATGTTGCTTGGAACTGGAAAGCAGGCACAACTGGTTCTGGTACAACAGGTGGATCGGGAACTTCAAAAGCATACACTTATTCTGTTAATACAGCAGCAGGGTTTTCTATAGTAAGATATTTAGGTAATCAAACATCTGGTCACGCAATTCCACATCATTTAGGAGATACTCCAAAATTTATCATTGTAAAAAATTTAGCTGACACAAGAAATTGGAATACTTATCATCATAAACAAGGTGGAACTAAATATTTGGTTCTTAATGCAAATGATGCAGAAGCAGCTAGTGCTTCTCTTTGGAATGATTCATCACCGACTTCATCTAATATTATATTAGGTAGTGGTCAAAACGTAAATCAAACAGATTCAGCACATATTGCATATTGTTTTGCAGAAAAAAGAGGTTATTCAAAATTTGGTATCTACACAGGAACAGGTAATGCTGACGGTACTTTTGTTTACACTGGCTTTAGACCTGCTTGGGGTATGTTTAAAATGATAAATGGAACTGGAGATTGGGGAATTTTCGATGATGTAAGAGATGGGGGATATAGAGATCAACCTATTTATAAATTAATTAATGCTAACTCAACTGCAGCAGAACAGTCATCGTATGCAAATTATCAAATTGATTTTGTTTCAACTGGTTTCAAAATAAGAAATACTTTAGGAGAAGTAAACTCTGATGGAAATAGATTTATTTACATGGCATTTGCAGAGTTGCCATTAGTAGGAGATAATCCAGTAACAGCGAGATAGTATGAGTGAAGTAAAAGTAAATAAGATAAGTCCACGATCAGGGACAAACGTACAGCTAGGAGATAGTGGTGATACTATTACTATTCCTGCAGGTGCAACATTTGCTGGTACACAAAACATTGCAAACTCAGCTCTTACAGGTTCAGGACAAATTACAATCA